GCCTGCCGGTGGCGATGATGCGCCCGCCCGCACTGAGGACATCCGGCGCCTTGCCAAGCGCGAAAAGCGCCGGCAACGGCTGGAAGATGAACGCGGGCGGCGTTTCCGGCAGGCGTTGCAGGCCGCATACGAGGCCGCAGAGGGCCTTGCCGAGACTGAGGCGCCAAGCGCACGGGTGGACGTGCAAGAGGCGCTGGCGGACGCGAAAAAAGCCGCGCCGGAAGATTTCCGGGCCGAGATTGCGGCGCTTGATCGGCAAGCGCATGACCTGGCCACGATTGACCGCATTTCCGCTTTGCTAGACGGGATTGCGGAATTGCAAGCCCGCGCATGGGCTGATGATGACGACCTGACCGTCCTTTTAATGGTGATGTAATGCCCCGTTATCGCTGGAACCGTGACACGCTTCGCCTGGAAGAAGTGACCGACGAGCCGCGCGCTGCGCCTGACACGCCCGGCATCATGCGTGATTTGCCGGCCTATAAATCCCCGCTTGGCGATGGGTGGATTGATGGCCGAGCCGCGCGCCGGGAACATTTCAAGCGGACCAATACGCGCGAGGTTGACCCGTCCGAATGGCGGGGCGGCTATCGCAGTGAGAAATTCGCAAACCCGCGAAACCTGCCTTTGAGGCGGGACTAAGCAGGAGAACCCATGTCAGAATTGCTTGAACAACCGGCGGTGGAAGAAACCGCGCCGGAACCCATTGCCGCGCCCGCCGAGGCTGCCAAGCCTTCGATCCGAGACACGCTGGAAAGCGTGCTAGCGAAGGCGGAAGAACGCGGCGATGATGGGCGATTCAAGGCCAGAGATACGGCGCCAGAAACCGCGCCAGAAACACCGGACCAGCCCGAGACAGCGAAGGCGGCAGAACCTCAAGCCGAGGCCATCGAGCCGCCTTCCTCTTGGTCCGCCGAGGTGAAAGCCAAATGGGCAACGCAAGCCAAATGGGCAACGCTTCCGCCCGATGTCCAAAAATACGTTTTGGACCGGGAAAGCCAAACCCACAAAGCCATCACGGAAAAAGGGCAGCGCGCTTCGCTCTATGACGCAATCGAGCAAGCCATTGGTGAAAACAAAACCGCGCTTGTAGCCGAGTATGGCGACATTCCGCGAGCCGTTCAAATGCTCGTTAATGTCTCCACCCAGGCCGGGCGCGATCCATTGCGTTTCATCGAATGGTTTGCCGGGCAACGCGGCATTGATCTTCGCGCGCATTTTGCCGGTCAAGCGGGGCAACCTGCCGCGTCGGCTGATCCAATGCAAAATGCCTTGGTGAGTGAGGTAACGCAACTAAAGCAGCATATCGAACGCCAACAGGCCGAGACGCTTCAATCCACCATTTCCCAATTTGAACAGGCAAAGGACGCCAGCGGGAAGCCGCTCCGGCCTCATTTTGCTGATGTTCGATTGGACATGGGCCGATTGATTGCATCCGGCGCAGCGCAAGGGCTGGAAGATGCTTACACCAAAGCCGTCCGCATGAATGATGCGGTTTGGGCCAAAGTGCAGGCAGCCGAGGAAGCCGAACGCGCGGCGAAGGCCAAGGCAGAAGCCGCCGCAAAGGCAGCTGAAGCCAAAAAGGCCGCTTCGATCAACATGCGAACCCGTGGCGCGGTGTCGGGTTCTCCCGGCAGGCCGCAAGACATTCGCAGCAGCTTGGAAGCCAATTACCGGAAACTTACGGGCTAATCTTCAACCCTCAGCATAAGGAGTGAACGGCAATGCCGTCCCCGAACGCTATTTTTACCGAAATGGTCACAACGACCCTTCGGAACCATCCGACTGAGATTTCGGATAACGTCAGCAAGCACAACGCGCTTTACAACCGGCTTAATCGCCGGGGGCGGGTGCGTACTGTGCTTGACGGCGGTTATGAAATCGTGCGCCCCCTGGATTATCAGGAAAACGGCACCTATCAGCGTTATTCTGGTTATGATGCGCTGAATATCTCTGCTTCCGATGTTGTGTCGGCTGCAAAGTTTGATTGGGTGCAAGCGGCGGTGCATATTACCGCTTCTGGCCGCGAAATGCGTATGAATGCCGGTTCAAGCAAGTTGATTGACTTGGCTGAAGCGCGCATCCAAAACGCCAAGCGCACGGCGGCGAACAACATGTCTGTGGACCTGTATTCGTCCGGCGCGCTGGCAAACCAGCTTGGCGGGCTTGCGCTGATCATCCAGACCAACGGGCAAGGCACGGTTGGTGGGATTGATAGCGCGACCTATACCTTCTGGCGCAACCAGTTCCGCGAAATCGCGGGCACCAACACTTGGACCAAAAGCACGATCAAGGGCGACATGAACGCGCTTTATCTGTCTTGCGTCCGGGGTAGCGACAAGCCAGACCTGATCGTGTCCACGCACGATTTCTTCTCGGCTTATTGGGAAAGCCTGCAAGATTTGCAGCGCTATGCCTCTGCCGATGAAGGCACTGCCGGTTTCCGGTCCCTGAAATATGTTGATGCCGACGTGATCTTTGACGATAACGCCAATTTCGGGAAGACGGCTGAGAGGATGTATTTCCTCAATACTAACTATCTCGAATTGATCGCGCATCGTGACGCGAATTGGACGGTTGACGACGAAAAGGTGTCAACCAACCAAGATGCGGTTGTGATTCCGATGTTTTGGCAGGGCCAGCTTTGTTGCTCCAACCGGAGCCTGCAAGGCATCCTCATTGACGCGTCGTAATCGAAAGGAGAACGACACATGGCTACTCTGATTGGGGTTGATGTTCTCAGCCCGCGCACTGCCGCCGAAGTGGCCCAGGGTCAAAGTTTTGGCCTTGGCGACCGTCATATTGATCATCTTGGCAATGAATATGTCTTTGTCCAGGCTGGCGTCGGCGGGATCACGGCAAACTTTGTTGCCACCATTGACGAAGCCTATGGCGCCGTCATGGTCAGCACGTCGAACGACGCGCGCGGTGATCTGCTTGGCGTGGCGCCTTCCGCCATTGCCGCCAGCAGCTACGGCTGGTTGCAGGTGAAGGGCGTGTGCAACGTGCAAGTCGCCGCGTCATGCGCGGCTAATGCGCGGTTGAATACCACGGCCACGGCTGGGCAGCTTGACGATGATGGCACCGCGGGATCCTTTACCTGTGATGGCATCTTCCTGACCACGGCGCGCGGCGCTGGCGCTGGCACGGCGCCTGGCATCCTGAATTATTCGATCCAGGGTGTTGTGATCTGATGATCAACGGGGCCGGGGAAATCAGGCGCCTGGCATCCTGAATTATTCGATCCAGGGTGTTGTGATCTGATGATCAACGGGGCCGGGGAAATCAATCCCCGGCCTTTCTTTTGGAGATGACCTTATGAGTGGAACCGGACAAAGCCGCGAACCCGTGGCCATAATGCCGATTGAGTTTTGGACCGAATACAGCGGCGAGGGCGCCGATATGAAAGCCGCCGATTGGGTGCGGTGGGTAAAGAGGGGTGATTCCATGCGGTCAACCGTTGCCGAAAAGGTGTCACGGTTGAAGAAGGGCGTGGTTGGTGAAGAAATTTGGGCAGTGATCAAGCCCTATTACGAACGCTGGAAGGAAGGCCAAGATGCCCCGGTTATCGGAATGCCTTTGGACGCTGCGCCATTCGCTACGAAAGAAATGGTCCGCGTTTTGGCGCAGGTTGAAATCCGCAGCGTCGAAGATTTGGCCAATGCGGAAGAAGCGGCGCTGAATAAGCTGCCGATCCCCGGCATCATCGGAATGCGCGCCAAGGCCAAGGCCTTGCTTGATACGCGGGCCAATCTGGCGCCGGTCTCGGAAGAATTGGCGGCGCTGCGCCAAAAGGTGGAAGCCTTGGAGAAAGAGCGCAATGAGGCGCTGGAATTGGCCGATGAAATGGCTCAGGAAGCCGACAAAAAGCGTGGCCGGAAGCCGGAAGGCGTAGCGGCGGCGCTTGGCTAAGGGGTGCGGAAATGTCACTACTCACGCTGGTTCAAACGGCTTGCGATAGGCTTGGCATTCCAATGCCGGGCGCGGTCATGTCGTCGAGTGATGACAACATCCGCGTTATGCGCGCCTTGGCTACGCAAGAAGGGCGCGAATTGGCGCGGCGGGTGGCATGGCAAAACCTGATCAAGGAAAGCAGTTTCACCACAGTTGCAGCCGAAACGCAGCCGGGCGCAATCCCGGCTGATTTTGATCGTTTCATAAATGAAACCGCATGGAATTACACGCAAAACCGGAGTTTGATCGGGCCGGTTGACCCGCAACAATGGCAGCAGCTGAAGGCTTCGCTTGTCGGGCCGCCGTGGTTGCATTTCCGCCAACGCGGTAACGCCTTTCTGATTATCCCAAACCCGCCAGCGGGCGAGAATATCCGCTTTGAGTATGTTTCGCGCTTCTGGGTTGACACGAATGGCGACGGGCTTGGCGAGGCTGACGCATGGACGAATGACGCCAACACGGCGCTTCTGAATGAAGAATTGATCACGCTTGGCATTATCTGGCGATGGCTGAAGCGCAACCGCCTGACATACAATGACGAAATGCAGGAATATCAGGTGCAGGTAAACCAAGCCATAGGGCGTGATGGTGGCAAGCGCACGGTGAGCATGGGCGGGCTTTATGACCCGGCGCCGCGCGTGCCGAGCATCCAAGACGGATCTTGGCCGCTATGATCCGCCCCACACGGCAAGGCGCTGGCACGGCGCGGGTGGTGTCTATCCCGCCCCCTGTGCAAGGCTTGAACGCGCGCGATGCGCTGGCGTCTATGGACGCGGCAGACGCCATCATGCTTGATAACTGGTTCCCGCGCGGGAATGACGTGGCACTGCGGCGCGGGCATCAAAGCCATGTGACGGGCCTTCCAGGCAGCGTCGAAAGTCTAATGCAGTATTCCAGTGGAAGCACGAATAAGCTATTTGCCGCGTCTGGAACCGCCATTTATGACGTGACCACGGCGGGCGCGGTTGGCGCGGCGGTGGTGTCGGGCCTAACAAACGCGCGCTGGCAGCATGTGGTGAAAACCACGTCAGGCGGGACGTTCCTTGTGTGTTGCAATGGCGCCGATGCAATGCGCGCCTACGATGGCAGCACTTGGACCACGCCTTCAATTACGGGCGTCACTTCATCCAATATCATTGGCTTGGCTTCCCACAAAGAACGCTTGTGGTTGATCGAGAAAGACAGCGCAACGGCCTATTATCTGGCCACCAAGGCAATCGCAGGCAATTCCACCGCCTTCCCGCTTGGCGCTGTGTTTCGCATGGGCGGCAAGGTGAAAGCCATCATTCCGCTTTCGCAAGACGCCGGCAGCGGGCCGGATGATTTTCTGGCTTTCGTTTCTGACAAGGGCGAAGTCGCCATCTACCAGGGCACTGATCCTGGCACGGCTTCCGAATGGGCCTTGATTGGCGTCTTTCGGGTTGGGGCGCCGATTGGCGATCGAGCATTCCTTCGAGTTGGCGGCGATGCTGCGCTGATTACGGATGATGGCGTGATTTCGCTTTTGCAGGCTATCAATGTGGACCGCGCCGCCGCAAATACCGCGACTATTACTGACCGCATTCGGGAATTATTCTCGACATATGTGCGGGCATACCGGACGAATTTCGGCTGGCAAGCCATTAGTTATCCGGCTGGCAATTGGGGCTTGTTCAACGTGCCGATTTCGGCAACGCAAAGCGTTCAGCTTGTGATGAACACGATTACGGGCGCTTGGTGCCGCTTTACGGGGCAAAACGCCTTTTCATGGTCTATGCTGGGCAATGAAATCTATTTTGGCGGCTCGACGCGGGTTTTTCGGGCGGATGTCGGCGGAACGGACAACGGCGCAGACATTCAGGCGGACATGAAAACCGCCTTTCAATACTTCAAGGATCGTGGCGGGCTAAAGCGGTTCACGATGCTGCGCCCGGTATTTCTTTCTAACGGTGCGCCCGTTCCGCGCATCACGCTTGATGTGGATTTTGGAAACCGCGATCCGATCGGTTCGCCTAGCTTTACGGTTTTCGGCGCGCTTTGGGATGCGGCGGTTTGGGATGCTGATGTCTGGGCCGCAGATGGGGAACAGGTGACGCAACAATGGATCGGCGTTCACGCTTTGGGGCGCTGCGCGGCAGTGCGAATGAAGATGACAAGCCAAGGCGCCACGATGGCCGTCAGCGCCTTTGACGTGCTGATGGAACCAGCGCAGGCGACCGCGCTATGACGCTATTCTGGCCACGCGATGCGCGCGAGAATGAAGCCCTGGCGCAATGGTGCGGGCGCCGCATTGAGCATGTCGGGGCTGATGGGTTTGGCCCATGCCAGGCGGCGGCGGTGCTGCACGGCGATCATGTGGCGGCGGTTGTGGTGTTTCACGACTGGCAAGATCAAGCCCGCACGTTGCAGGCATCTATCGCAG